CAACGCGCCCGCGATGATCGGCGTCTGGGATTTCTTCACGGAATCCCACGCCGCTGATATCTGGCCCAGCTGCTTTGACAGCGCTATCTGCTGCTTGGACATCCCTTCATAGGCTTTATTGATCGCATCCTGTTCCTTCTTATAGGCGACAGACTGCTTGACCCCGTTCTGGATATCGAGGTTGTACTGCTGCTGGGCGGCGGAGACAGCCTTCGTCGCGTCCGACGCGCCGTGCAGCACGGACACCGCCACCGCGCCGAACGCGCCCAGGGCACCGACCCCGGCCACGAGACCGCCCGCCAGCCCGACGCCGACCCCGCCCGCTACGCCCGCAACAGAGGCCAGGGCGGGCGCGGCCAGCAGGGCAGGGCCGGCCAGGCCGACTCCGCCGCCCAGGCCGCTGAAGGCCCCTCCGATCTGGCTGGTGAGGCTCTTCCGGGTCTGGAGGCCGTCCAGCTCGCGGCGGATGGTGGCGATCTCGGCGGTCGCTTCCGCCATGTTGAAGCGCAAGTCGATGTTGCTGGACTTGCGCGCGATGCCGTCCAGCTCCCGGGAGATCAGCCCCAGCTGCCGCGACGCCTTGTCCGGGTCCACGATGCTGATCGTCTTCAGCTGCTCCAGCTTCAGGCGCAGCTCTTCTATCCTCCGGTCAGCCTTGCTGGTATCGCCGTCCACCTCCGCCTTCGGCAGCTTCTTCAGCGTCGTGTCAAGGCGCTTGCGGAACGAGCTGGCAAACTTGTCACCTGATTTGTCGCCGGCCTGCCCCATCTGATCCGAGATCTGGCTGCCCATCCGCTGCCCGATCTCGGTCCCGATCTTCCCGGAGCTGGGCACGAGCTGAGCGCGCAGCCTGGACTCCCACCCGCGAGCGTCGGGCACGACGCCAACGGCTACGCTGCCTACGAAGATGTCAGCCACGGCCGGTCATCCAGTTCAGCTTCTCCTGTGCCTCATCGACGGACAGGCCCCGCAGCCGGGGATCCAGCCGCTGGGCATCAGTCATGGACAGCACGCGCAGCCGCCGCCCCGGGCTGACACCCGGCCGGACTACCGGGTCGGGCTTCGGGATGGTCTTCTCCGTGCTGGACTGGACGGTCGCCCAGGTCAGGGTCCGGATCTCGTCCACCACCATGGCCAGCAGCGTCTCCACGCGGCTCCAGGGCGCGGCGGCCTGATCGGGGGCACCCGCAGCCATGACATCGGCCGGCGTGTCATTCCTGAGTGCCGTGTTCACAGCGCTCTCCGGTGGCAGGAACTTGATGAGCACGAGCAGTTTTCTCCACGACAGGCCGCCCGGACGGTGAAGCTGAACGAAATCCAGGCCGTAGTACCTGTGCAGATCTGCTTCTATCTCTTCCGGGTACGTCTCCGTGAGCCAGAGGGCCTGATCGATTTTCCCGCGTTCAGCCGGGCCTGCCGGGCGCACTGCGCGAATACCGCCTCCACCTGATAATTCTTCAGGTCGGCATCCATCCACGCCTGGTATTCGTCATCGTCCTCGATGACGCTCCGCGCCCAGGTATCCCAGTCGCCTTGCGAGGCCGCGCGCATGGCCGATGAGGTCCATTCGCTGACGTGCGACACGTGAATGATCACGTCGTCAATGCGGACAGTTGTCGCCTCACCGATGGATTCCCGGCTCAGCACCTCATCCATCGCGTCAAGATCGACATCGACGTCAAGGTCATCGTCTTCCGGGGCATTACCCGGATTGAGTGGCGTGGCCATCACGTGAAGTACGCCGAGACGTCCTTGCCGTAGTTGATGTAGCGCTTGGCTACGGCATTGGACACGGCTCCGATAGTGCCCGGATAGAACGTGAAGGTCATATCCAGCATCTCGACATCGGCCTGCTGCACCTGGTCATTGCCGCGTGCGGTGACCTTGGCGAAAGGCGCGTACAGCCGCATGGCCTTAGCTCCGTCGATCGAGTCGAAGATGAGCCCGTAGCGGTTGTCGGCCGGCGGGTCCGGGATGACGTAGCTCCCGATCAGGCCGCCGATGGTGAGGCTGGCCGTTCCGGTGGCCGTGGCGTTGACCGACATGGTGAAGCTGACACCTGCCGTCACCGTCAGGATGGTGGCCCCGGCAGGCACGCCCGTGCCCGAGACGGACTTGCCGACGTCGCCTGCGGCAGCAGCCGTGTCCGTGACCGTGGGGCTGCCGCTGGTGGTCCCGCAGCTGGGGTCGGTGCGCGAGGCGGCCGGCTTCAGCGGCGAGGACGTGGTGGGGAAGATGGGCACGTTATCGAACATGGCCCGGGTGAACGGGTTGAGCGCTTCCAGGAAGTTGCACTGGACAGTCTTGGATCCGCCCGTCAGGATGGTCCGGATGGGCGTGAGCACGCCGGCGGCCGGGATGTCCTTGATCGTCTCGTCCAGCTTGAAGATGTAGCCGGAGGTGTCCACCCAGCCGAGGCACTTGTACGTGCCCGCCGAGATGGTGGAGGGATCCTCGAAGCCCGTAGGCGCGCCCACGTTGGGCAGCCCGGCCCAGACGATGACATCGCCTGCGGCATAGAGCATCGAATTGTCCTTGTACGGATTCGCTGCCGTCACGTAGCCCGTGCCGGACACCGACGCGTCAAGGGTGTCTACTTCTGGTGCTTCCTGTGTCTCTGTCTGGATATTGCTCTCTGGCATTATCCCGATCTCCTATGCGTGTAGCAGGATCTCATACGTTGCGGCGTACCGCACTACTTCTGGATTTTCCTCGAATACTTCTCTCGGGCCGACAATCGTGCTGGCGTGCTGGATCACTCCGTTTGTCACCACATTCCCGGCCGCCAGGGTGATCTCATTCTGGATCTCCCGGGCCGCCTGCGAGGTGTTGCCCTTCTGGCTAGAAGGGCCGAATACGTCAATATCGATGATCGGGCGGTCCAGGTAGATATCGCGGTTAGCGCCGCTGATCCGGTGGATCCGCGCGGTGATGATCTCCAGGTCGCCGGCGGGCATATGCGTCACGAACCGGACATCCGGGAAAGCGGGCACCAGGAAATAGAGCAGGGCGCTCTCCGCGTCCGGGAACAGCCCGATGACGGCGGCGGCCATCACAGCCGCCCGAAGGCCGCGCGGGCCAGCACATGGTAGGGCTCGGCCCCGTAGCCCGCATACTCCACGTACAGCGCCTCCGGGGCATCGTTATAGACGATCGCCTCGGCCCGGTCACGGGTGGCCCCGCCGTGCGACTGGACCCGGGTCCGGAAGCTGGCCTTGTACCGGCCGGGGTGCCAGTCCCGGTGCCGCCCCGGGTACGGGTTGCCGACCGGGGCGATCACCTCCGCCCGAGCCCTGATCCGCTCGGCCACCTGAAGCATAGCCGCCTGCATCATGGGGGAGCTGAGCATGCGCCCGACGCCCACGTGATCCGGGTTGTAGCTCGCCGTCATGCGCTCACCCCGCTCACCTTGACCGCGCTGACCTGAACCGGCGCGGTACGCCCGGAAAACGGCGATACCCAGGACTCCGGGGTGCCCTGCACCTCGTACTTCACGCCGTCGATGATCAGCGCGTCCAGGTAGCTGACATCCGTGCCGTAGGGCAGGAACACCGTGATGCCGGTATTCACCTGGTCGGTGAACTGCACATTCTCGGTGCTGGTGGCGGGCTGCACCGCGCAGCCGGCGATGTCGGAGCTGAAATTCGTATATACGTCATTGCCATAGCTATCGTGGCCGGCCAGGACGCGCTTCAGCAGCGTGACCGTCCTGCCGTACGGGAATGTCACCGCCGCTTCCTCCCTGCTGGCCCGCCTAGAACCTCGATAGCGAGATGGTGCCGGCCGTCATCCGGTAGTCGGACAGGGTGGTCCTCATGCCAGCGTCGGCCAGCGCCGCGCTGAGCCCCGCGCCGGATGTGCGGCGCATCGAGTAGCTGTACGCGCCGATGGACTCACTAGCCAGCGTCGCGGACATGGTGGGCGTGGACAGCTCGGAGATGATCGCGGTGCACAATACCGCCATCACGTCATCCGGGACCGAATGGTAGCCGTGCGAGTCGGTGACCCGGAATGAGGTGCCGAGCCAGTACGACGAGTCGTACCAGATCTCCGGCAGGTTGATGATCCCGGAATAAGCCGGCCCGGGAATGGTGATCTGGTCGATGCCGTCGAATATGTACCAGGTAACCGGGATGTCCGGGATCCCGGTCATTCCCGAGAGCGCCACTACCTCCGCGATCGATTCAATCGGCCTATGCGGGATCTTGATGACGCCCTTGTCTGACTTGATTGTAATTACATCATTGTCATACCAGGCGAAATCCTCCCGGCAATAGCGCCGGATGATCGCGCTGCCGTCCCGGAGCAGCGAGTCCACCCGGGCGATCTCAACCTGGTTGAGATTGCGCCCGAGGCGGGCCACGATGTCTTCCGGGGTGGCCAGCGGAGGCAGTGACGTCACGGGAGCGTGCTACTCGCGCTCGCCGCGCTGACGGCGCACGGGCTGCTGCTGACCCTGCTGGGGCTGGCCCGTGATCTGGCTCTGGCCTTCCTGGCCCTGGCCCTGCTCCCGGCTCTCACGGTCGCGCTGACGCCGGGTACGCGCCTGCCGGGTGCCCTCGCGGGCTTCCTCCGCGTAGGCTTCGGCCGCCGCCGCCTGAGCCTGGTGCGACTCCAGCTCTTCCAGGTCGCCTTCCGTGTCCAGCTCGGCGGGCTCGGCCGCGAAGGATCCGGTGTACGGGTACGGGGGAGCCTGGATCACGCTGATCGCGGTCTGCGCCGGCGGAGTCGCGCCGACCGGCAGGATCGCGCCGAACGGCCACCGCTGGGTGATGGTGGATCCTGGCTTCATGATCGTCACCGGGTTGACCGTCGCGTAGGCCAGCCGCATCGTCATCCGCATGGCCACGCTGTCCTGCTGCATCAGATTCAGGATGACCTTGCCAGTATCGTCAGAGATGACACCTTCGGTGAACATCTTGAAGCTGATGTCCTGCCGGATCCCGATGATGGACTTGGTGAAGTCGCCGGCCAGCAGCACCGCGCCGGTCAGCCCGCTCTGCCAGGAGCCGTTATCGACTTCCTGCATCTGGTAGCCGTACAGATTCCCGCCTGGCCGGCCGTTCTGCATGTCGGGCTCGTAGATCGGGACGCCCTGGGCCGACCGCAGGCCGACCAGGTTCCAGCTGATCCCGGGAGCGCCCGCGAAGCCGTTGACCGAGTAACCGGACTGGGCCATGGCCACGCCCAGGTTGGACACGTCCTGGCCCAGGTCCACGCCCGTGCCCTGGACGATCACCTGGCCGGACTTGCCCGCACCGGGGAACACCGCCTCGCCCCATGTCGTGGGCTTGCCGACGCCCCAGAGCACGGCCAGGTCAATGAGCTGGCCGACCGCCTCAGTGATGCGCGGCTGGACCTGGCCCCAGAGCGGCACGTCCGCGTCGTCCAGGTACGCCTCGGGGATCGGCACGATCACGGCCAGTTCCTCGACCACCATGACGATGTTCTTCCACTGCTGCATGGTGGTCTGCTTCATGCCGGTATCGCCGCCGACCCAGTAGGCGACGGGCAGCACGTCCAGGACCGGCATGCGCTGGGTCTTGGATGACAGGGTGGTGCGGTTCATCAGGCGGAGCGCGGCGCTCGCCTTGGGTGCTTCCTCGATAATGGACGTGGCCAGCGGCTCGGGCACCAGCGGGTCAGAGCCCGTGGTGGTACGGCCGACATGCGTATTGTAGACAACCATGACGGAACAAGCCTTTCCGCGCGCAGCGCGGAGCGTGCGCGCCTAACGATCAGAGACGAGAGCCCTGAACCATTCTTCAGAGCTGGTAGGCGTTCCGCCTGATGGTGCTGACCCGGGCCGCAAGGACTCTACGGGCCGTGACCCCAAAGATGACAGGCCGTTGCGGCCTGCTGCCTGCAATTGCTCAGCCACTATTTCCTGAGCGCGCTTCTCGATCGCCGCCGAGAACCGGCCCGCCCGGTCATTGATCTCATCCGCCGTTCCGGCCCCGAGATCATCGATCAGCTCTACCGGGAGGTTATTGGCGGCGGCAGCCATGATGCGGTTGTGATTCATCAGCGCGGTATCGCGCTCTTCCTCGGCCCGCTGCTGCGCCTCTACCGCCTTCTGCAACTCGGTCTTGTTCGCGTCCTCGATCTCCTGGAGGCGCGCCGCCGCTGTCGCATTCTCGCGGGCGCGCTGCTCGTTCTTGCGCGCCATCTGCTTCCAGTGATCAAGCTGCTTGGCCAGCTCTTCCGGGTCCGGCTGCTGGCCGCCTGTCTCGGTGCCCGAAGCGCCGTCCCCAGCCGCGCCTTCCGCGCTAGCCGGGGGATCGGCCGCCGGCTCGCCCGTTCCGGGCGCGCCAGTGACTTCCGGACCTGACTCGCTCATAGCTCTCCCGCCTTCTGCGGGCCAATATAACCTCATCAGCCCGTCTTGCCTAGTAGCAGCGCTGCCTAGTGCCCGCCTGGCTTGCTCTCGCCGGGAGCGTGGCCGGGCCAGGCTCCGGTAGCCCGGTGGTGCAGGTTCGCGCACAAGCCCTTCAGCATGGCCGGGCTGACGTATTTGCCCAGCTCCGCCTCGCAACGCGCGAAATCCCCGTCCACGCCCCAGTTGATCTTGGCCGCGCCCTTGCCATGTGACCAGTACTCCATCAGCCGCTGGGTGGCGACTGGTGCCCGTGCCTCGCCTGCTACCGCCATGTCGCTCTCACCTAAACCGCTTCCACCCAGAGCGGCCCGCTGGCCGCTGTCCGGCGCTTGTTATTCACATCGACCGCATCGACGCGCCACCAGTCCATGCGGGGATCCTGGGTGTCGGTGGCCGGGACGGCGAAGACCGCCTTTGTCTGCCCGGAATAGTCCGGGTCGGCTTCCAGGCCGGCTGAGTAGACCAGCACGGCCGGGTCATCGTTCGGCGTCGTGCGGTCAGGCTTGTCGTACAGCTCGGCCGTGATCCCGGTACCGTCCGCGATGTCCGGGAAGCGGGCCGTGACCAGCACGTCATTGCCCTGCGGGAAGACCAGCGCCTGGATATCCATCACGGTTCGCCTCCGGTCACCTCAGCGTCCAGCTGGCCAGCAGACACCGATCCGGCCATCGTGCCAGTCATCGTGTCGGCAGCCGCCGCCGCCCCTGCCGGCGTGTCGGTGAACACCCCGGCTGCGGCCACGCTCACGGTCATGGTAACGCCGGGGGCCGGATTGACGAAGACCTGAGCGGTCAGCTGGTCAGGCAGGATCGCGGCCTGGAAGGGCGGCAGCAGCGCGCCGTCCCCGCCCGAGGCGGCGATGGCCAGGCCGGCCAGCTTCAGCGCGATGCCGATCGCGCCCGTCGCGGCCGAGGCGGTGACCGAGAGCCCGGCTGCCCTGCCGGCCAGGCCGAGCACGCCGTCAGCCCGGGAAACGGTGACCGCCGAGCCGGACAATACGCCCGTGGCCTTCACCGTGCCGGAGGCGGCCGAGGCCGTGACCGACGTGCCGGAGGTCATCCCGGCCATGGTGAGCGAGCCGGAAGCGGCCGAGGCCGTGGCCGAGGTGCCAGAAATGGCGCTGACCGCGAAGACGGACACCGCGCCCGTGGCGGCCGAGGCCGTGGCCGAGCTGCCGGCCAGAGCCCCTGTGCGGCTGAGCGAGCCGTCAGCCCGGGATGTCGTGGCAGCCGAGCCGGAGACGACCGCCGCCAGGGCTAGCCAGCCAGCCGCCGAGCTGGCGGCGGTCGCCGTGCCGGCCAGTGCGGCGCGGAGCGAGAGCGCGCCGCTGGCCTGGCTGGCGGCCGAGCTGGATCCGCTGAGGACCGCCTTCAGCGTCACCGTACCGGACGCGGCGGAGGGTGTCACCGCCTGGCCGGTAACGATCAGGGTCTGAGCGCCGCCGGCTATCGAGATGTTCCCGGACGATGAGCTGGACGCGGCGGCCAGCCCGGCCATGACCATGCTGGCGGTGACACTCCCGCTGGCTGCCGGGCTGGCCGCCGCTGAGCCCGCAACCGGGATTGCGCCGAATCCCCCGGATGCGGACGATGAGGTGGCCGAGCTGCCCGCCACGGCGGCGCGCAGCACGATCGCGCCGGACGCGCTGCTGGGGCTGGCCGCCGAGCCCGCCGCCAGCTCGGTGAGGGACAGCGTGCCGGATGCGCTGCTGGCCGAGACGGCCGAGCCGGACAGCAGGGCCGTCAGCGAGAAGACGCCGGAAGCTTGCGAGGCGGCGGCAGCTGTCCCGCTGGTGGCCACCCAGATCCTGGCGATCGTGCCATTAGAGCTAGAGACGATGATGGATATCCCGGTTACCGGGATGCTGCCCATCGTGCCAGCAGCTGCCGAGACCGTGGCCGAAGAGCCCGCGATGACCCCGGCCTGGGTGATCGCGCCGTTAGCGGCGGAACTGGAGGAAGCTGAGCCTGCCAGCGGGCTGCTCGTGCCCAGCGTGCCGCTAGCCGATGACGTGCTAGCTGAAGAGCCCGCTGCTTGAGCTAGGGCAGTGACGATCCCGCTGGCAGACGACTGAGCAGCGGACGTGCCGCTGACCACGATCGTAAGGGTCAGGGTGCCGGACGCGGAGCTGGCCGGAGCCGATGAGCCCGCCACCCGCCCGGTGAGGGTGATGGTGCCGCTCCCGGCGCTCGCCGTGGCAGCGATCCCGGAGACCGGGCTAGACAGGCCCAGCGTGCCGTAGCCGGCCATGAGGCCAGTCGTGTCGGCCACGCCGTTGACGTCGTAGGTGACGCCGGCCGCCGGCCGGTAAGGACCGGGAGCCCTCCTGTTAGCCGAGCCGGTAGGCATCAGACCGCTGGCTCATCCCAGAGAATCCAGGGATAGCAGTTGACGATAGCGGGCATCGTCACCC